TCTGGCATTTCTGGTTTCTCAGGCTTTTCTGGATTCTCTGGCCTAGGGCTTTCTGGCTATTCAGGAGAGTCAGGCTACTCTGGACTTTCTGGCTTCTCAGGATTATCTGGATTCTCAGGCATCTCGGGTTACTCGGGATCTGGCATCTCAGGCTACTCGGGTTCTGGTATATCGGGATTCTCTGGATTCTCAGGCCTAGGCCTATCGGGATTCTCAGGACTGAGCGGATTCTCTGGCGGCTCAGGGTTTTCTGGCTTGTCGGGATTCTCAGGTCTTTCAGGCTTCTCAGGCGCTGGCTCTGCGATTACTGTTTCTGATGAAGGCACGCCACTCACTACCAACGTACAGTCATTTGATTTTGTTGGCGCGGGTGTCACTGCTACCGCGGTAGGTAATGCAGTCACTGTCACGATCTCTGGTGGAGGTGGTGGCGGAACTTCTGGTTACTCAGGATATTCAGGCTTCTCGGGTATTTCAGGCTTTTCTGGCATCTCTGGTTTCTCTGGCATCAGTGGCTACTCTGGTTCTGGCATCTCAGGGTTCAGCGGAACCTCGGGTTTCAGTGGCGTTTCAGGTTTTAGCGGAATCTCTGGCTTCAGCGGTTTCTCAGGCATTAGTGGATTCTCTGGGATTAGCGGTTTCTCTGGGACCTCAGGATTTTCAGGAACCAGCGGTTTCTCGGGTATTAGCGGCTACTCTGGCTCAGGTATATCTGGTTTCTCTGGGGTCTCTGGATTTAGCGGCTTTTCAGGTGTCAGCGGATTTTCTGGCATCAGCGGATTCTCTGGATTAAGTGGGTTCTCAGGAATCAGTGGATTCTCAGGCTTCTCAGGAATAAGCGGCTTCTCAGGACTCAGCGGGTTCTCAGGGATTAGCGGATTTTCGGGTTTCTCCGGCATTTCAGGTTTCTCGGGTATCTCAGGCTTTTCTGGGGCAGGAACCTCGGGCTTCTCAGGATTCTCTGGCTCTGGAATTTCTGGGTTCTCTGGCTTTTCAGGAATCTCTGGCTTCTCGGGTGCCGGCACTAATATTTCCGTATCTGATGAAGGCTCGCTATTAACGTCTGGCGTTACGTCTTTTGACTTTGTTGGCTCTGGCGTAACGGCAACCGCAGTGGGAACGGCTGTTACGGTAACGATCAGCGGTGGAGGCGGCGGAGGCGGTACGGGTTATGCCACTTACACCTACACCGGAAACGGCTCTACGACTACCTTTGCAGTAACGAGCGGCATTACGGTTGATAACGTCCTCGTGATGGAAAATGGTGTCGTACAAGAGCCTACGCAGGATTACACGGTCTCTGGCTCTAATGTCGTTTTTACGACTGCACCTGCTAGCGGGGTTGAGATTCAGATCCGCGTACTCGGTGGCGGTGGTAGTAGCGGCGGTCTTAATTCTGTTGTTGCAGCGTTGATATTTAGTTAAAGGAAGTTTATGGCTGCTCCAAATTTTGCATCAATCACAACGATCACACCTCATACGGTGTCTATTACACCGAGTGATACCTCACGCAATGCGCTGGTCACGATACCTAGTACAGGACAGGCTCATAAGATTGAGCAGATTTTGATTGCCAATGTAGATAATGCAGCCAACTATGCGGCCACGGTGGAGTTAAGACTTGCTGACGGATCGACTTACCGAGTGCTGTGTTATCAAGTAACAGTGCCTGCTGGCGGAACGGTGGAGTTATTGACTAAGAATACGTCGCTGTATTTACTAGATTCAAGTGTCACGGGTGAGGCATCAACGCTTTGGGCAACGTCTGGGACGGCAAGTAAGCTGACCTTTACTTGCTCATACGAAACCTTGTCGTGAGGTAGGTATGGCACAGTTTCCTGATACAACGGGTGCAAATGGCGTATGGGGGATGATGGCGATCCGCAACGCCCTCATGGGTAGTAATTGGCCCTCAGCGACTGTAACCATCATCCAAACCTTCACAGCGACATCAACTTGGACTTGCCCTACGGGGGTGACTGAGGTTGAGTATTTGGTTGTTGCTGGGGGTGCGGGTGGTGGAGGGCAGCGAGGTGGTGGTGGTGGCGCTGGAGGCTTCAGAACTGGTACAGGATTAAGCGTTACAGCAGGAACTGATTACACAATTACAGTAGGAGCCGGTGGATTAGGTGGCTCTGCAAGCCCAGGAAGTACTGGCGGTGTCGGCTCTAATTCTGTTTTTAGCACTATTACATCCAACGGTGGAGGCGGTGGCGGCTTTGGAGGCAACACAGCAGGTACAGGTCAAAACGGAGGTTCCGGTGGTGGCGGCGGCACTAGGAATGCAGGTTCTGCAACTACAGCAGGAGGAACAGGAAACACGCCAAACACTACACCAAGTCAAGGAAGCGACGGCGGCTCTGGTTATTCTGGAGCATCCGGCAGCAATGACGAAAATGGCGGTGGCGGAGGTGGCGCATCTGCCGCCGGAAATAATGGCGCAAGCAGCAACACTGGCGGCGCTGGTGGCGCTGGGCAAACTTCAAGTATTACAGGCACATCCCTTACGTTCGCTGGCGGTGGAGGGGGTGGCGTTCGTTCTGGGACAAATTCAGGTGCTGGTGGAACGGGTGGGGGCGGTGCTGGTGGCAAGGGGGATTCGGCAACCAATGCTGTCGCAGGAACTGCAAATACTGGAGGCGGAGGGGGAGGCGGCGGTTGGGCTAACGGTTCCTCTGATGGAAATGGTCGCGCAGGCGGCTCCGGCATTGTCATCCTGAAATACTCAGCACCAACATCATCAAACGTATTTGTCTACAAGGCATCAGGTGCTTTTGTTGTCCCGACAGGTGCGGTGAGTATTGATTACTTGATCGTTGGTGGTGGTGGAGGTGGTGGAAGGAATTACTTTACTTCCGCAGGCACTAGAGGTGCTGGCGGTGGTGGTGCTGGTGGTTTTCGTACTGGCACATCCTTGGCCGTAACAGCCGGAAATACGTTAACTATTACCGTAGGAGCAGGTCAACCTGGGGGAAGTACTGATAGTCAATTTGGCTCAACGGGGACTAATGGACAAAATTCGTCTATTACCGGGGCTAATTCGCCATACGGCACAATTACATCTGCTGGCGGCGGCGGTGGGTCTGGACACAAATCATCAGGTGGAGCGCCTTGGAGTGGGCCAGCCGGATCAGGAGGTTCTGGCGGCGGAGGTTCGGCAGGTAGTGCAGCAGGCGGCTCTGGAAATTCACCCGCCTCAGCTTCTCCGCCAGATTCTAATGCTGCGCAAGGAAAATCAGGTGGTTTGGCCGCAGACGCATCTACCCCCAATTACAGCGGTGGTGGTGGTGGTGGCGCAAATGCTTCTACTGGCACAGGATCAAATGGAACAGGATCAACGGGCGGTAATGGTGGGGCCGGTGCAACTGTAAGCGCCGCTTTGGGGGGTGGAACATATGCCGGTGGTGGCGGAGGTTCTCCAGGAGGTTCTGGAGGCTCCGGTGGAGGTGGTGCAGCAAGCCCAAGCCAAGGATCGGCAGCTACCGGCGGAACGGCTAATACCGGTGGTGGTGGCGGTGCTGGGAATGATGCAGCAGCGGGTGCAGGCGGCTCCGGTATCGTAATCATCAAGATTAATCAATAAGAGGTCACATGAGCGACAAGAAGATCATGAGGTTTTACGGCATTGATACGGCGATGCACATGCTTCGTCCCAATGCCAAGTGGGAGATCACAAATAACGTCATTACACGTTGGGATGATCCACGGCCTAAGCCCAGCATGGAAGAGATTTACTGGGTGATGGAAAAGATCAAGGAGTTTGAAGAGTCAATCCCCACAATCTGGCTTGATGAAGATTGGGAAAAGATCACTGGCGAAAGAAGGATGATTGAAGAGGCTATCGGTGAACCTGCATAACTTATTTCCAACGCCAGTAGGTTTTGCAGACCTTGGCCGTGAGTTGACGGACGAGGAGATGTTCTTCATCCGCAGTCTTGAGACTCGGCCTAACATGGGCAACACAACAAGCACGGATAACTTCGTGCTTCGCAATCAGGCCATGACAAGCCTGCGATCATTCATTGAGGACAGCGTGGCTGAATACTTCAAAGCCACGATCAATCCCAAGCACAACGTATCCCTACGCATCACACAAAGTTGGTGCAATTACTCTGAGCAGGGTCAGTATCACCACAAACATGCCCACCCGAATAGCTACATCTCAGGCGTGTTTTACTTGCAGACCAATCCTGATGACAGGATTTACTTTTACAAAGACGGCTGGCAGCAGATCAAGTTTCCCACCGATAACTGGAATGCGTATAACTCAGAGAGTTGGTGGTTTGAGGCTTATGCAGGCCGACTGATTCTGTTCCCCTCATCTTTAACACACATGGTTCCTAATGTGCAGGGTGAAACAACCCGTATCTCTTTATCGTTTAATACCTTCCCTGTAGGTACTGTTGGGGAAGAGATGGACTTAACTGGATTGAAACTGGAGGCTTGAATGGCTCACTACGCCCGCATTGACGAAAACAACATCGTCCAACAAGTGATCGTTGTAGACAACAAAGACACGGCTGATGCTTTCGGCGTGGAGAAAGAATACATCGGCGCAGCCTTCTGTGAGCGTTTGCTCGGTGGAACGTGGAAGCAGACTTCGTATAACGCTAATTTCAGAAAGAACTATGCTGGGATTGGCTATACGTTTGATGCAGTGCGGGATGCGTTTATTCCACCACGCCCTAGTGATGATGCAACGCTTGATGAAGCGACCTGTCAGTGGATTGTGCCGAGCGTTGGTGCCGATTCCGTTTAAGGATTAAGTCATGACCACAAAGATCACGAATGCCAACATTACAAACACTGGAGTCACTGCCGGTTCGTATACCAACGCCAACATCACGGTAAACGCACAGGGTCAGCTTACTTCAGCAAGTAGTGGATCTAGTGGTGTCTCGTGGCAGGCAGTACAGACGACTGGGTTTACAGCGGTTGCCGGTAATGCTTATCCCGTTAATACAACTTCAGCAGCATTTACCGTCACGCTACCTGCTAGTCCAGCGGCAGGCAATGTCATCACGCTGACAGATTATGCGGGGACGTTTGGAACTAATAACCTGACGGTAAATCCAAATGGGTTGAAGATTCAGGGTTCAACAAACAATGCAGTATTAAGCACTAACAGAGGTTCTGTTCAGCTTGTTTATGTAGACAGTACGCAAGGCTGGGTTGCTTACTCTAGCTTTGCCGTTACAAGTTTATTAATGCCAATTAACTATCTTGTTGTCGCAGGTGGTGGAGGAGGGAGTTATTCTGGCGGCGGCGGTGCTGGCGGACTGCTTGAATCTTCTACATCTCTTAATTTAGGAACTGCGTACACAGTCACTGTTGGAGGGTCAGGATCAGGGTCTCCATCCACTGGATCAAGAATTGGAACAAACGGTTCTAACTCTGTTTTTGCAAGTTTTACGGCTACCGGAGGAGGCTATGGGGGTAATGTTTCAAATGGTAATTCTGGCGGTTCTGGAGGTGGGGGTGATGGTGGAGCATCTACATCCTATAACGGCGGTGCTGGCACTTCAGGGCAGGGGTATGCTGGTGGCAACGGGGGGAATGGAGGAGGAATAGGGACGTATGGCGGTGGCGGTGGCGGTGGCGCTGGAGGAACAGGGTCTAATGGGACATCGGCTGCTGAAGGTAATGGCGGCGCTGGCATAGACTCTAGTATTTCAGGCTCAACTGTTGGATATGCTGGCGGCGGCGGTGGGGGCGGAAGAGGCGCTTCTGGAGAAACCGCTGTAACAAAATCAACGGCAAGTCATGGGGGCGGTGCCGGTTCAAACAATTCTGGGTCTGCCGGTACAGCAGGTACTACAAATCGCGGTGGCGGTGGCGGCGGTGCTTATGGTAATGCTTCGTCTGGGACGGTTTCTGCCGGTGGTAACGGTGGTTCTGGTGTAGTGATCTTAAAAATACCTAGTACCAACACCGCGACATTTTCTGGCGGGGTTACATCCAGTGTTTCTACAGCAGTTGCTGGATACAAAATCTACACCGTCACGGCGACTTCAACGACCTCAGAAACGGTCACATTTAGCTGAGGAACAAGATGCCACACTTTGCAAAAATTGATAACTTGCAGACCGTAGTGTTTGTTACGGTTGGTCGCCCAGAGGATGATGGCAAGGAGTTGGAACTTTGCGCCAGAACGGGCGATACCTATCGGCAGACTTCGTACAACACACGAGGCGGGGTTCACTACGACCCTGATACAGGACTGCCATCAGCGGATCAGTCAAAAGCCTTCAGGAAAAACTACGCAGGCATTGGCTACACCTACGACCCACAGCGTGACGCGTTTATCCCGCCACAACCAACACCAGACGCTGTACTTGATGAAGCAACTTGTCAGTGGATAGTACCTGACTCTATCGGTGCTGATTCTGTAGGGGCTGACTCCCTGTGAAATATTCGATTGTCATCCCGACATATAATCATTGCAGTGACCTGTTAAAGCCATGCATTGAGTCGATATTCAAATACACCGACATGGGCGAGGTTGAGTTAGTCATCTCGGCCAATGGTTGCAAGGATGAAACATCGGATTACCTCAAATCACTCAAGAAAACCTTTGCCAGCATTGGGTTTGAAAAGCACCTCAAAGTCATTTGGCACGATCAGCCTTTAGGCTATTCTGGGGCCACAAATGCAGGCATACGATTTGCCACGGCAGATAAGATCGTCCTGCTAAACAACGATACCGTCTTGTTGCCACAAACCAAGAGCCAGTGGCTGCAGATGCTTGATAGCGCCTTCAAAAACGAAAGGTGCGGCATCTCATGCGTGATTAAAGGGCCGTCAGAGCCTGCAGGCCGAGACTTTGCAGTGTTCTTCTGCGTTATGATCCATCGCAAGGTTTTCGATGCTATTGGCCTTCTTAACACCGAATACGGTATTGGCGGTGGTGAAGACACAGAATTTTGCATTGAGGCAGAAAAGGCTGGCTTTGAGGTCTGCGAATGCTCTCCCAAAGTATGGCAGGATAACATCTTCATTGGTGGCTTTCCGATTTACCACGCTGGCGAAGGAACGGTCCTAGACACGAGTCTAGTGCCCAATTACCACGACATTTTCCTGCGCAACTCACTTAAGCTTGCCAAGAAATACAACCCTGACTGGTATCGCTGGCGGCTATCCAATTATTGGGAGCGTGCAGTATTCCTTAAAGGCGACCCGGTATTCCCTCGAGAAACCACGCGCTATCAGTGGGCGGCTAAGCATGTCCGCGGCAATAAGATCCTTGAGATTGGATGCTCAAGTGGTTACGGCCTGCAGTTCATGCCTGATGGTGTGGAATACACAGGTCTTGATTACGACCCCATCATTGTTGAAGTGGCCAAAGAGCAAAAGTGGGCTGACAGGGCAAACTTTATCAACGCCGACATCAATAAGATCGACCTTGAGCAATACGACACGATCATTGCCTTTGAGGTCATTGAGCATATTGATAACGGCTTAGAGGTCCTGCAAAAGCTTAAAAAGCACTGCAACAACTTGCTCTTTACCGTACCCATGAATGAGCCACCAGGCTTTTGGGGACCGCATCACAAACTGCATGGCTTAAACGAATCGCACTTCCCTGGCTTTGAGTTCAATTACATTGATGAAGAAGGCAATATTTCCGAGCAGCCCAGGCAAATTGACCATCAAAACCGGCTGAACCTTCTTATTGGACGATGGCATGCCTAGCGTTCTTTGCTCAGTCTCAACCCGTGGCCGCACTCACACAACGCTGCCTATGGCATTGCAGGCCATCATCAATCAAACACGCAAGCCCGATAAGCTTGTGATCTTTGATGACAATGATGACCCGCAAGACCTGCGTAGCGATCCGCTTTATCAGCAACTCTTTTACATGCTGCAAGCCAAAGAAATCCCTTGGGAGTGGCTCTATGCAGGCAAGAAAGGCCAGCATCACAATCATCAGATGGCCAATTGGATGGGCTATGACTGGGTGTGGCGAGTGGACGATGATGCACTGCCAGAACCGAATGTCTTGCAAAACCTCTTAAAGCACGCGGGACCGCAAGTCGGCGGTGTGGGTGGGTCTGTCCTCACGCCACCGCAAGCATTTGAAGGCACAGCAACCGGCAAGATTGAGCAGATCTATGTGGAGCCAAACCTTCAGTGGGGCCGCATCAAGAAAACTCAAGAAGTTGAGCACTTGCACTGCACGTTTCTCTACCGTGCAGGTGTTTATGACTACAACCTTGCCCTCTCACGCGTGGCACATCGTGAAGAGACGCTATTCACTTACGGCCTTCACAAGAAGGGCTACAAGCTGCTCGTGGTACCCAACGCTGTAACCTGGCACTTGAAAGCACCATCAGGTGGTATTCGCATGGAAAACAGGCAAGAACTGTTTGATCATGACGAGCAGATCTTTCGCAATACCATGGCCTTCAGAAACAACACGATCGTCGTGCTCAATAGCGGTATGGGCGATCACATCGTCTTCTCGCATGTGCTGCCTTACATTAAAGATCCGATCGTCTTTGGTTGCTATCCTGAGATCGTGCCGTCAAAATCGATCGCTGAAGCCCAAAGTCTTTTTGGCGACATTGAGATGTTTAACATTTACGGCAAGATGCACCATTGGAAATGGCAGTCAAGCCTTGAAGACGCCTATCGGAAGATGTACTTATGATTCTGATCGCGCCATTTGCCAAGCAATTACGCAACGGCAAAGAGAATCCCAAGAACTATCCCTTTTGGGATGAGTTGATTCGTCTGATTGATCAACCCATTATTCAGGTCGGGGTTGAAGGCGAAAAACAGCTAGTAGCGGACTTCCGTAAGAATCTTCCCATCGTTGAAGTGCGTAAACTCATTCAGCAGTGTGAGACTTGGATCTCTTGCGATTCATTCCTGCAGCATCTTGGATGGGATGAGGGCAAACAAGGTATTGTTTTGTGGTCAGTTTCTGATCCGCTAATCTTCGGGCATCCTGAAAACATCAATCTGCTTAAAGACCGCTCCTGCCTGGTGCCCAATCAGTTTTTATGGTGGGAGCACACCGAGCATGATTCCAGCAAATTTGTGCCTCCCCAAGACGTACTGAAGGCCTTAAAATCATTGAACCAAGAATTGGTATTAGGGTGACATCATGGCCGCACCGAATTACACACCAATCCAGCTTTATCGGACTAACACCGCCTCCACAACAGCACCTGCTGCAGGCAACTTAAATGCAGGCGAGCTTGCTATCAATTACCACGACAGTGGGATGGCACTCTATGCGAAGAACTCTTCAGGCGCCGTTAAAAAGCTCATCAACAACCCTGCAGGCCTGACTTATCCGGCTGCTGACGGCTCGGCATATCAAGCCGTTCAAACAGATGGCTCTGGAACCCTATCATTTGCGCCATCGGCATCATCGGTTTTAACGGCTCAAGGCGATTTGCTTTATGCCTCTGGGGCTAACACCTTAGCCAGGCTTGCCAAGAGCACTACAGCCACACGCTACCTCTCTAATACGGGTACCAATAACAATCCTGCCTGGGCGCAAATTGATTTAACGAACGGCGTTACAGGCACTTTGCCTTATGGTAGCGGAGGCACAGGTGTTAGTGCCGCTGCAACCGATGGTCAGCTACTAATCGGTAACGGCTCAGGCTTTACCCTGGCCAATATCACGGTTAGCCCACCGCTAAGCATTTCCAATACGGCAGGAGGCATTGCACTTACTGCTTCAGGTCTTGGCACTGGCGACGTAATCGGGCCAACAAGTGCAACAGATCGTGCGATCGCTATTTACGACGGTACGGGCGGCAAGATCATTCAGAATTCAACCGCTACAGTGACCTCGGCGGGTTTTTTAACAGCCAATGGGCTGACGTTTCCCGCAGTTCAAGTTTCTTCGGCAGATGCAAATACGCTTGATGATTATGAAGAAGGAACGTGGACGCCAAGTTTTATAAGTATTGATATTCTTAATGGCGACATAACTCCGACGTATGTCACATTAACGACAAAAGGCTCTTATCGAAAAGTTGGTTCGGTGGTTTTTGTATTATTTAGAATCTCTCTATCTGCGTTATCAGTGACCGGATCAACTTCAAATGAACTTTATATTGAAGGGCTTCCATACGCACCAAACACATCAAATCCGGTATTTTCTCCACAGATGGCATATGGCTTTGCTAATAATTTTTCAACAAATGCACCATCGTTTGGATATTTCAGCACTATTAATTGGACTCAAGTAACTGGGTCAGTCTCTGTAAATTACAAAACCGCTCCAAATGCTTTGACATCCGGACTAATAACTGGGGCCAACCTTACCTCTTCGATACTGCTAGTTGGCAGTGGGTTTTATTTCTCTGCAACGTGAGGTTTTTATGATTAACAAAGAAGTGGTTATTGACAAGATTGAAGTCATTGAAAACGGTGGCGTGTTAATCCGTGAGGTGACACGCATCGTAGAAGATGGCAATGAAATCTCACGCTCTTATCATCGGTCGTCATTGGCTCCCGGCGTTGATATTTCCAATCAAGATCCTCGCGTTCAGGCTATCTGCAATGCAGTATGGACGCCTGAAGTGATTGCTGCATTTAATGCCCAGCGCCAGGCCGCCTAATGAATTATGGACTCCATTGAGACGAGGCATGCCGTGCTAGAAGCCAGGATGAGCGCTCATGAGAAGGAATGCGCCAACCGTTATCAAGCGATAACCGATCAGCTTAACAACGGCGATAAGCGCATGACTAAGATTGAGTATTGGATCATTGCGGTATTTGCTGCAGTGCTTCTCGGTCCTGGCGCTGCGGCTGAATTTGTTAAAAAACTATTGGGTATCTGATGGACGACAAAACTCACGAGCTAGCGGTCCTTAAAGCCCAGGCCAGAATTAGGCTTGATGAGCTTAAAGCACAAGACTCGGCCAAAGAAGTAGCAGGTAAAGCCATTGGCGAAGATGGCCTGCTGTATATCTTCCTAATCGTACTCGTAGGTGTTGGCGCATCCCTTTTCTTGGAAGGCGAAAAAATTGCTGCTGTTATGGGTCTTTTGGGTGCTTCACTTACTGCACTTATACAGATGCTAAACGGCATTGCAGGCACAGCAGCGAAACAAGAAAAGCCCGAGTTTGATGTCATCAAGGATCTTATCCACCGCCTAGACAAGCTAGACCGAGTCGAGCAACCCATGCAGGTTGACGTTGAAGGCTCCAAGGTCACGGTCAAGAAAGGTGCCGATCAAATTACCGCAAAGGGGTAAGCATGTTTGAGTTACTTGGCGGCGGCTTAATGGGTTCTATCTTCGGCGGCTTATTCAGGCTTGCTCCCGAAGTGCTTAAGTTTCTTGATAAGAAGAACGAACGCCAGCATGAATTGAGTATGTTCCAACTCCAGACCGACCTCGAGAAAATGAGGGGCGAGTTCAAAATGGAGGAGAAGTATGTCGATTACTCAATACAGCAAATGGATACGATCAAGGAGGCATTTAAGGAGCAGGCTGCAACCGCAAAAGAGGCTGGGTGGCTCGCTTCTTTTATCACTGCTGTTACCCGCCCCGGTCTTACTTGGATTGCTTTTGGTGTTTATGTGGCCGTCAAGGCTGCTGGGCTAACGATTGCCTTTCAGAGTAACGCTAACTGGGCTGAGGTCTTAACCAAGAG